TTTTTCAAACCGACCCAGGACGGAATGGACCGTCCAAAGACCGAACTTGCCTACCGTGTCCCAGCCTCCAAATTTACCAGACGTTCCATCACCATCACTACCGATGCCGACGAAACCTTACAGGATCTCCAGGGACTTGACACCACCATCGACTGGAAGAACACAGGCGATAACTCCTATGATGGGGAGAAACTCAAGCTCCTCGTACATGATGAGTCGGGGAAGTGGGAAAAGCCAAACAACATCCTCAACAACTGGAGGGTTACGAAAACCACATTAAGATTAGGTAGTAGAATAATAGGAAAATGCATGATGGGTTCAACATCAAATGCTTTAGATAAAGGTGGAAGAAACTTTAAAAAATTATACGATGAATCAGATGTTACAAAAAGAAACCGCAACGGACAGACTAGTTCGGGACTATATTCTTTGTTCATACCTATGGAATGGAACTACGAAGGCTACATTGATTCTTATGGCATACCTGTCTTCGACACTCCCGACACAGAAGTATTTGGACCGCAAGGCGAGTCTATCGACCTTGGAGTTATTGAATACTGGGAAAATGAAGTTGAAGGATTAAAAGAAAATCAAGACGCTTTAAATGAGTTTTACAGGCAGTTTCCACGTACAACTAAGCATGCGTTTAGAGACGAGTCTAAATCTTCATTATTTAATCTAACTAAGATATATCAACAAATAGATTTTAATGAAGACCAAAACAATAAAACATTAGTTACACAAGGTAATTTTATGTGGCAAAACGGAATAAAGGACACAAGAGTATTATTTTCTCCGAGTAATCAAGGTAGATTTTTTGTGACTTGGGTTCCTGATACGCATTTACAAAATAGATATATAGAAAAAAATGGCATTAAATATCCTGGTAATGAACATATAGGCGCTTTTGGTTGCGACCCGTATGATATATCAGGTACAGTAGACAAGCGAGGTTCTAATGGTGCTTTACATGGATTAACTAAGTTTAGCATGGAAAACGCACCAGCTGATCATTTTTTTTTAGAATATATAGCTAGACCACAAACTGCAGAAATATTTTTTGAAGATGTTTTAATGGCTTGTGTATTTTATGGTATGCCTATACTTGCTGAAAATAATAAACCTAGACTTTTATATCATTTTAAACGTAGAGGTTATAGAGGTTTTGCAATGAATAGACCTGATAAACTTAGAAATAAATTATCAGTAACTGAAAGAGAAATAGGTGGTATACCTAATTCTAGTGAAGATATAAAACAAGCTCATGCTGCTGCTATTGAATCTTATATTGAAACAGCTGTAGGATTTAATGGTGATACTTATGGTGACGTTTATTTTCAACGTACACTAGAAGACTGGGCTGCTTTTGATATTAATAATAGAACTACGCATGATGCTTCTATTAGTTCTGGTCTTGCTTTAATGGCGTGTAATAAAAATAGATACGCTCCAGTAAGCAGAAGAAAGCGAGATCCAATTGATCTTGGAATTAAAAAATATGATAATCGAGGTTCGTTATCAAAAATAATTAAGTAAATGAATATATATACAAATGCCTATAGCGCTTTTCCTAGCCAAGTTGTGCCGGATGCAGAAAAATCTTCATTAGAATATGGAAGAAGAGTAGCACAAGCTATTGAAGGCGAATGGTGGAGACAAGGTGGTAACGGTACTAGATTTGCTACATCTTTTAATAGATTTCATAGTTTAAGATTATATGCAAGAGGTGAGCAACCAGTTCAAAAATATAAAGATGAACTAGCTATTAATGGTGATATGTCTTATTTGAATTTAGACTGGAAACCTGTTCCTGTAATATCTAAGTTTGTAGATATAGTAGTTAATGGATTATCTAATAAATCTTTTGAAATAAAAGCTTTTGCACAAGATCCAATATCATTAAAAAAGCGAACAGACTATGCTGAAGCTATTATGCATGACATGCTCGCTCAACCATATTTACAAAATTTACAAAGTAATTTAGGTGTAAACAATTATAGAAGCAATACACCTCAAGCGCTACCTGAAAATCAAGAAGAGCTTGATCTTCATATGCAATTAAGTTACAAGCAGTCTATAGAAATAGCTGAAGAAGAAGTAATTGATAACACTTTAGGTAAAAATAGATTTGAAAATATTAAAAAAAGATTTAATTATGATTTAGTTACATTAGGTATAGGCGCTGTTAAAACAGACTGGAACTTAGCTAATGGTGTAACTATTGATTATGTTGATCCTGCTAAATTAATATATTCTTATACAGAAGATCCTAATTTTGAAGATATATATTATGTTGGCGAAGTTAAACAATTAACTATAGCTGAAATAGCTAAAAAATTTCCTCATTTAAGTGAGCAAGATTTAGACAGAATACAAAAAACTAAAGGTACTAGAAATCAATTATATGGTTGGCAAACTTATGATGAAAACACTATACAAGTATTATTTTTTGAATATAAAACATATAATACTCAAGTATTTAAAATAAAGCAAGGACCTAATGGTTTAGAAAAAGCAATTGAAAAACCAGACACATTTGATCCACCAGAAAATGAAAACTTTGAAAAAATAGGTAGAAAAATAGAAGTACTATACGAAGGTGTAAAAGTCATAGGTAATAATGAAATGATTGAGTGGAGGTTATCTGAAAATATGACAAGACCTTTTGCTGATACTACTAAAGTAGAAATGAGTTACGCTATATGTGCGCCTCGTATGTATAAAGGTAGGATAGATTCTATAGTAAATAGAATTACAGGTTTTGCAGACATGATACAGTTGACACATTTAAAACTACAACAAGTTATGTCTCGCATGGTTCCAGATGGTGTTTATTTAGACATGGACGGTCTTGCTGAAGTTGATCTAGGTAACGGTACTAATTATAATCCAGCTGAAGCATTAAACATGTATTTTCAAACTGGTAGTATTGTAGGTAGGTCATTAACTCAAGAAGGTGATATGAATCCAGGTAAAGTACCTATTCAAGAACTTCAAACATCTAGTGGTCAGGGTAAGATACAAAGTTTAATTAGCACATATCAATACTATTTACAATTGATAAGAGATGTGACCGGTTTAAATGAAGCTAGAGATGGTAGTATGCCAGATAAAGATTCACTAGTAGGGTTACAAAAAATGGCAGCTAATGCATCTAACACAGCTACAAAGCATATATTGCAAGCTAGTTTATGGTTAACACTAAGAACATGTGAAAATGTTTCTTTAAAAATAGCTGATTCATTACAATATCCATTAACTTTAAATTCATTAAAAAGTTCAATATCAACTTATAATGTAGGTACTTTAAATGAAATTAAAAATTTAAATCTACATGATTTTGGTATTTATTTACAATTAGAGCCAGAAGAAGAAGAAAAAGCTCAGTTAGAGCAGAATATACAAATGGCTATTCAGCAAGGAGGTATTGATTTAGAAGATGCAATAGATATACGTCAAATAAAAAATCTTAAACTTGCTAACGATTTATTAAAACAAAAACGTAAAAAGCGTCAAGCATTAGAACAGCAACAAGCTCAAATGAATATTCAAGCTCAAGCAGACGCTAATGCACAAACAGCGGAAAGAGCAGCTATGGCAGAAGTACAAAAACAAGAAGCTTTATCAGCTCAAAATTTAAATTACGAAAAAGCAAAAGCTCAGTTTGATATACAAAAAATGCAAACTGCATCTCAAATTAAAAAAGAAGAAATGCAGATTAAGTTTGAGTATGATAGACAGCTAAAGCAAATGGAAGTAGATCAAATGATAGAAAGAGAAAAGTATATTGAAGATCGCAAGGATAATAGAACAAAATTAGAAGGAACTCAACAGAGTCAAATGATAGATCAAAGAAAAAATGATTTATTGCCTACTAATTTTCAACAAGTAAATCCACAAGTATAACTAATTTTATAATATTTTATTATGTCAGAAAAAGAAACAAAAAAGCCTGAGGTGACTAAAGATGTCAAATCAGAAGGCGGTGATATGAAAATTAAATCAAAGCCAAAAGTAAAAAAGTTTAGCGAAAAGAAAAACGAACCTGTAAAGGTTGATCTTAGTAAAGATCCTAACGTTAAACTAGAAGAAGATATTAAAGTAGACTTAACTAAAAAACCAGAAGAAGATGCCATTCAAATCGGAGAAACAAAGGAGGTACCTGTGGGCGACAAACCCGAAACTGGCAAAGAAGTGGACGGAGAAGTACGGGTCGGCGATACAGATGAAGTACAAAAGTCCAAATCGCCTCTTGTCGAAGTTACCGAAGAATCCAAACCTGAAGTAAAAAAACTAGAGCAACAAGTAAAAGAAGCTAAAAGAGATGAGCAGGTATTAGGTAAACAACTACCTGAAAACATTGAAAAGCTTGTTGATTTTATGGAAGAAACTGGTGGTACAGTTGAAGACTATGTAAGATTAAATGCTGATTATTCAAAAGTAAACGACGATGTTTTATTAAGAGAATATTACAAGCAAACAAAACCTCATTTAAATGACGAAGAAGTTTCATTTATTATGGAAGAAACTTTTAGTTATGACAGTGATGTTGATGAACAGCGAGACATCAAGAAAAAACAACTCGCTAAAAAAGAAGCTATAGCGGAAGCTAAAGATTTTTTAGAAGACTTGAAAGAACAATACTATGATGAAATTAAACTACGTCCTGGTGTTAATCAAGAACAACAAAAAGCTTTAGATTTTTTTAACCGTTATAGCAAAGAACAAGAAATAGCTACGCAAAGGCATGAGACTTTTGTAAATGATACTAAACAATTATTTACTGATGAATTCAAAGGTTTTGATTTCCAAGTTGGTGAAAAAAAGTTTAGATATGGTATAAAAGATCCTAGCTCAGTTGCAGAAAATCAATCAAACATTAACAACTTCGTCGAGAAGTTCTTAGACAATGAAGGCAATGTTAAAGATACGAAAGGTTATCACAAAGCTATGTACGCTGCTCAAAATATAGACAAGATCGTAAATCATTTTTATGAGCAAGGCAAATCTGATGGAATTAAAACCGTTGTAGATAATTCAAAAAATCCTACAACAACTGCTCGTGAAGCAGCTAGCGGTGATCTTTTCATTGGTGGTCTTAAGGTTAAAGCTATTGACGGAGTAGACAGTTCAAAACTTAGAATTAAACGAAGTAAATTTAACAATTAAAACTATTTAAAATGGGTGTATTAAGTCCTCAGTTCGGAAGTCTTATACCATCGCCTAAGAAACAAACTTTAGTAGACAACTACTTAAACTTTGCTGACGGTGGAGGTAATGATTTCGCGCAACAATATCTACCTGAAATTTATGAAGCCGAGGTAGAGCGTTATGGAAACAGAACGATTGGAGGCTTCTTAAGAATGGTTGGTGCTGAAATGCCGATGATGTCTGATCAAATTGTATGGTCTGAGCAAAACAGATTACATATCTCTTATGATAATGTATCTTGTTCTGGTTCAGGTGCAAACAATGGTAGTAGATTAACTATCGTAGGTGCAGACAACGCGGTATTTGTCAACCAAACTGTTGTAATCATGGATCCTAATGATCCTTCATTTACTGTAAAAGCAATTGTATCTGATTCAGGTGCACAGACTGGTTCTGCTTTAGGTGCTTTAGTATTAGATGTAGTTCCTTACACTAGAGCTAAAGTTAATGCTAACATAGCTGGTGGTATGACTGGATTAAAAATGTTTGTTTACGGTTCTGAATTTGGAAAAGGATCTACATTAGACAACTCTACAGGTCAATCTATTGAGCCACAACTATCTGTATTTAGCAACAAACCAATTATCATTAGAGATAGATACGCAGTATCTGGATCTGATACAGCACAAATCGGCTGGGTTGAAGTAGCTGCTGAAGATGGAACTTCTGGATATTTATGGTATCTAAAAGCTGAAGGTGAAACTAGATTAAGATTTGAAGATTATTTAGAAATGGCAATGATTGAAGGTGAATTAGCTAACGCTGCACAAGCGACTGCTATACGTACAGCAATTACTAGCTTCCCCGGAACTGCTGGTGCTGGACAAATTGGTACTGAAGGTTTATTTTCTGCTATCAACAATGGTGGTAACGTACTTTCTGGATTTGCTGGTTCATTACAGGATTTTGATTCTGTATTACAATTACTAGATAGTCAAGGAGCTATTGAAGAAAATATGCTATTCTTAGACAGAAAAACTGAATTATTATTTGATAATATGTTAGCACAGCAAAATTCTTACGGAGCTGGTGGTACATCTTACGGTGTATTTGAAAACTCTGAAGATATGGCGCTTAACTTAGGTTTTTCTGGATTTAGAAGAGGTTCATATGACTTCTATAAAACTTCTTGGAAATACTTAAACGACGCTTCATTAAGAGGTGGATCTGCTAACTTTGTTAACGGTGATAACATCGATGGTGTATTAGTACCTGCTGGAACTTCTACAGTATATGATCAATTACTTGGAACAAACATTAGAAGACCTTTCTTACATGTAAGATATAGAGCTTCTCAAGCTGATGATAGAAGAATGAAGTCTTGGCTAACAGGTTCTGTTGGTGGAGCATTTAGTTCTACATTAGACGCGATGGAAGTAAACTTCTTATCTGAAAGATGTTTATGTGTTCAAGCTAGAAATAATTTCGTATTGTTTACAGCTTAATTTTTATATAGGTAAGGGCGCTTCGGCGCCCAATACCTTTAACTTATTTAATTATATTATATCATGACAAAAAAAGTAAAAGTAAACCCAGCTGAAGAAGGTTGGGAAATAAAAGATAGAACATATGTTTTAAGAGGTGACAAAAACCCTTTAACATATACAATAAAATCAAGACATACAGAAAAATATCCTCTGTTATATTTTGATAAATATAAAAACTCACAAAGAGCATTAAGATATGCTACAAATCAATCTTCTTGTTTTACAGATGAACAAAAAGGTGAGGTAACTTTGAAACATATAATGTTTACAGACGGCTCATTAATAGTTCCAAAAGAAGAGCAAGCTTTGCAAAAAATGCTTTCATTATATCACCCTGATAGAGATAAAAGATATAGAGAGCTTAAACCTATTCAACAAGCAGAGTATGAAGTTGATGAAATAGAATATCAAATTGAAGCATTAAATATGGCTAAAATGCTAGACATAGATCAAGCAGAAGCAATATTAAGAACTGAAATTGGTTCTGAAGTAAATAAAATGGCTTCAAAAGAAATAAAAAGAGACTTGTTAAAATTCGCTAGAGATAACTCAAGATTATTTATTGAATTAGCTAACGATGAAAATGTACAGTTAAGAAACTTTGGTATCAAGGCTGTAGAGCAAGGTTTAATAGAATTAGCTAACGATCAAAGAAGTTTTACTGTTGGTAAAAACAAAAGAAAACTATTTAGTGTTCCTTTTGATGAAAATCCATACGCGGCATTAGCAGCTTGGTTTAAAACAGATGAAGGAGTAGAAGTTTATAAAAGTGTAGCTAAAAAGCTTATTTAACAATAAAAATAGATTATAATGGCAATAAATGTTGATACTGTATACAAAACAGTTTTATTAATACTTAACCAACAACAAAGAGGATATATGACACCTGATGAGTTCAACAAGGTTGGTACTCAGGTGCAGTTAAATATATTCCAAAGTTATTTTGAAAAATTAAATCAACAATACAGATTGCCACAAAACGATACTGAATATGCAAACCGTGTTGAAAACATAGAAAAGCAGTTACAGTATTTTCAAAGAACTGGCGCCGTAGCTTATGTGGCAGGACCTCCTGCACATTATACTTTAACAGCTGACGGTACAGATGTAATATACAGATTAGGCTCTGTTTTTTATAAAGAAGCAGAGCTTACTCAGTATGCTCAAAGAAACGAAATAACTCAATTGTTATTATCTCCACTAACTCAACCCACAAGTAATTTCCCAATATATTTATATGAGAAGGATAAAATATTTATATATCCTTCAGAGTTAATTAGCGCAGCAGAAGCTCCTAATATAACACATTCGTATATTGCAAAACCTGTAGATATACAATGGAATTACAATATTGGTAATGTTGGTCAATATGAATACAACTCTGTAACATCTATTGATTTTGAACTAAGTGTTTCAGAACAAACAAATGTTATAATGCAAGTATTAGCATATGCTGGAGTAATAATAAATGATCCTACTATTATACAAGTAGCGCAAACAGAACAACAACTAGAACAACAAACTTCAAATTCATAACACATGCCTAAACCAGATGGCGGATTAATCCGTGAAAATAATTTTCAGTATTACGCGGGCGCGCAGATATTATATACTTCAGTAGCAGCAACTACTGTATATGATTTTACTTTTAATACAAAGTTAGTTTTAGGTAGCACAACTAGTTACGTGCCTACAGATCCTGATTATGGTCAAAATAACTTTAGAATATTTACTAGTCCTAACGGTTTAAATAATTACACTGAATTTACTACAGCTTATACTATTACATATATAGAACAAGGTTATAAAACTGTTAGTAGAATAACATTAGGCGCAGCTCAAAACATAGGTACTTATATTAAAGTACAATTAAAAGAAGAAGCTGTAGAAAACAATTATGGTGGTTATAAATATATAAAACTTAGAGATATAATAAACAACTTTATAGTTGGTTATGTTGGTCAAGATAAATTAATACCTAGAGTAAATAGAACTGATGTTATTTTTCACGCTAAAAGAGGTTTGCAAGAATTTAGCTATGATACTTTAAAAAGTATAAAATCTCAAGAATTAACAGTTCCAGACAGCCTTTCATTAACAATACCGCAAGATTATGTTAATTATGTTAAATTATCTTGGGTTGATGGAAACGGTGTAAAACACACTATATACCCTACTCAATTAACAAGTAGTCCTTGGGAAGCACCAATACAAGCTGCTGATGGTGAAATAATTCAAGATAATTTTGGTGATAATATTGAAGGCTCGTCTCAAACAAATGAAAGATGGCAAAAGTCAAATCCAAGTAATATAACAGGTTTATATCCTAACGACTTTACAAATCCAGATTTATTTATGTATGATTGGTGGGGTGAACCAGGTGGGCCATTTGCTTGGTATGGTCAAAGATATGGTGGCGAACCTGTTAACATGCAGATGAATGGTTGGTTTAATATAGATTACAAAAGAGGAACATTTAATTTCTCAAGTGATTTGTGTAAAAAATTAATTATATTAGAATATATTTCTGATGGACTTGCTTATGATTTAGATACTAAAGTACCTAAGTTAGCAGAAGAAGCTATGTATCAGCATTTACTATATAGTATAATGTCTACAAGAACTGCTACAGCTGCTATAGCACCACAATATAAAAAACAAAGATACGCTGCGTTGCGTAATGCAAAAATTAGATTATCTAATATTAAACTAGATGAAATCGTACAAGTTATGCGTAATAAATCTAAATGGATAAAACATTAATACATGGCACAGATTAAAAATACCTTTTTAAAAGGTAAAATGAATCAAGATCTTGACTCTCGTATTGTACCTAATGGTGAATATAGAGAAGCCATAAATTTACAGATTAGTAGATCTGAAAGCGATACTGTTGGTGAGTTTGAAAATGTATTAGGTAATTTAGAATTATTTGATGTTGGAGGTGGAACTAAGATAATAGGATATGTTACTAATGAAAGCGAAAACTTAATTTATGTATTTGCTACAAATTATGATAATGCTGCTGGTGTTAGAGCTCCTAACGGTAGCAATATGGGAATATTTAGATATGATGTAGACTCTAATAATTTAACAACATTAGTAACAGGTCATTTTTTAAACTTTAATCAATCATTTCCAATACACGGAGCTAATTTAGTGCAAGAACTTTTGTTTTTTACAGATAATTTAAATCAACCTAGAAGAATAAACGTAACTAAAGCTTATAATGATAGTAATCACTATTCGTCAGAAGATCAAATATCTGTAGCTAAATTTTATCCATGGGATAAAATAAAAATATATCAACAATATAGAACAGCTTTAAATGGTGCTGTAACTAACACTAATACTATAGTCATATCAGGTGACACTAGCAACATACAAGTAGGAGATGTATTAGTTAATCATGATAGAGGAACTGATTTTGACGCTGTTAATGACATAACAGATTTAATCAAGGTAATAGGTATTGCTAATTCTACAACTGTTATATTATCCAAAAACGTTACAATAGCTAACGCTGCAGAAAATATAGATTTTTTAAGAGTTACTGCTCAAAATAAATCAAATCCATATTTAGATAATTTTGTTGAAACAACTATTAGTGCTGGTGATATAAATAATGCGGCTAAAACTATAGTGTTTCAAATGTCCGCTACTAATCCAATACCTAAAGTTGGTGATCTTGTTGTTTGTACTGCTCCACCCGGTGAAGTATCAAATATACCCGCTGGCACAAGCATTGTTGACATATCAGCTGCTTTTGCTGGTGTAGGTACTACTCATGAATACACCATAACATTAAGTAAAACACCAACATTTGCTCAACCATCTCCACAAGTAGATATTAGAATAGGAGATAATCCATTTTATGACGCAAGTTGGAAAGGTGATGCTGCTTTATTAGATGATAAGTTTGTAAGATTTAGTTATAGGTTTCAGTTTGAAGATAATGAATATTCTTTAATGGCTCCTTTTTCTCAACCAGTTTTTATACCTAAACAAGATAGTCAGTTTGGTGCTGGACCTAAAACAGATCCTTCAAAAGGTCCGTTAATAGGAGACATGGATAATACTTATAAGTCTACAATAATATCTTGGTTTGAAAACAATGTAGATAATATAAAACTTAGAATACCTGTTTATTATCGTTTTCCTTCTACTTTACAAACTACATTAAAGGTTAAAGCAATAGATGTTCTTTATAAAGAATCTGACGCGCTAGCTGTTAAGGTTTTAGATACTGTAGAACTTAGTAGTTTAAATCAAAGTACTGATTTTAGCAACATGAGACCTGATGATTTAATTTATGGTGATATAAACTGGTATTATTATGAATATCAATACAAATCTTCTAAACCATATAAAACATTACCTGAAAGTCAAACCACTAGAGTATATGATAAAGTTCCTATTAAAGCTTTAGCTCAAGAATTAATAAGCAATAGAGTCGTTTATGGCAACTATGTAGATAAACACACTGCTCCTACATCTATTGATTACAGTGTTAGTGTACAAGAAAAATCTGCTAAATTTAATAATATAGTTGAATATCCTTATCACACATTAAAACACAATAGAACATATCAAGTAGGTTTTGTATTAGCTGATAGATATGGAAGACAATCAGATGTAATATTATCTTCCTTTGATAATAATCCTACAACAGAAGGTTCTACTGTATTTGCTCCTTATAAAACGAGAGCAGAAGCTGCTAGTGGTGGTGCTGAACCTGTATTTGATTGGATAGGCGACGCTTTAAACATTAGATTAAATACACAAATAGGGGTTATTGCTAATCCACCTTCAGCTGCTGGAGAACCTGGAATATATAGCGCAAATAATCCACTTGGTTGGTATTCATATAAAATAGTTGTAAAACAACAAGAGCAAGAGTATTACAACGTTTATTTACCAGGATTTGTATCAGGTGATCCTATAAAAACCGGTAATACAGAGCAAGAAAAATATGCTTATTCTATATTATTAAGTGATAATATAAACAAAGTACCTAGAGATTTACAAGAAGTAGGACCTAATGATACAGATTTTGCTAGTAGTGAAACATTAACTATTAGAGTAAATAATCCTAATATAAATAATTCTGCAACTAGACCAGCTGGTTTTCCACAAACAGATGCAGGTTGGAATAATCAATATTATCCTAACTTTTTATCACAAGAAGTTTTAGCTATTGGTACAGTAAGAGATTTAGAAGTTGCTGCAATACCTTTTGTAGCAGATGCACCAGAAGGAACATACGGCGCAACAGGTACGTTAACAGCAGGTAATAATGTAACACCAGTATCTATAGGTTCAATACCATGGGGACCTTCTCCAGGTGTACAACCTTTTTATAATTCAGATTTAAATCCGTTTGTAATGAAATTTGATACTACTGAAAACGGTGGTACTCCAATATTAGGTGGTTCAACAGTGCCTGGTCAAGTCGGTGCTGAGTGTAGCGCTAATAATCCTGGTAGTGGACAAAAGTTAATTACTATGCAACCGTTTTTAAGTATTGCTGAAACTAAACCTTCTTTTTCAAGATTAGGTTTGTTTTATGCAACAAATCAAGTTGGCTTAATATCTAAGTTAAACGAGGTTATAAATGCTCAATTTGGTGGTGCTGTTGATACAGAAGTTTCAAATTTAGATTTTGGTGAAAATTCAGCACCTAATCAACAGTTAGGTGTTTGGAATGATGTTGCTGAAACTACAACTGGTACTAATTGGAATTTTTTAGATGGTTCAGGTAGTCAAATAACTACAGGTACTATTACAGCTAGTATATTACAAGTAGTTGATCAAACTGGCGCGGATAGAACTAATGAAAATTTATTTAGATTAGCTGGTCCAGTTGGAGCTAATAAAGAGTTTCAAATATTTACTAACTCAGCTGCTCAAGGTACTGCAGATAAATATTTCTGGTATAGCACTAGCTCTGCAGATCCTGGTAATTCAACAGATATTTATACGTTTACTTTTACTGTAGATTATAATGATGGAATTACTGATTATAATTCTACTGTGTCTGGATTAACTGCTACTTTACAAAATTGTGTACCAACATTTGGCAACTGTTCTAATCCACCTGCTGGATCAATAACAACAGGAAGCACAACTATAAAAACATTTACAGGTGGAACTAATGGTAGTGTAGATACTACTGGTAATCCTGCTAACAACACTAGAGAATTAGTATATAGTTTAGATCCATCAAACTCGGCAGCTATACAAAACATTTTTAGCGTTAGTAGTGCCGGAGTATTAACAGCGGGTGTAGGTCAATTAGTTCAAAATACTACTTACAATGTAGTGACAAGACTAACAGATGTAGCTGGTAATGGAGAGCATTCTACTTGTAGCATTACTTTTACAGCAGGTACTCAACATGTTCCTCAAGCAATATGTAATGGGCAACAAGGAGCTGCGCAAGCTGATTGTGGTGAATCAATACAATATTTATTTTTAAAAACCGCTACTAATCCAGCTGGTAGTGATGTTATTTCTAATAGTCTATTTTTAACAGGTAATGGTGTTAGTGAAAACTACATACCAGGTAGTACAACTATTAAAAGATATAATGTAAGAGCTAATGCAGCCGCTGGTTCAAACACAGGAGCTTTAACTCAAGGTGTTATGAGATTGCAACCTACATTAACTGTAACTGGAGGAACTGGCACAGCTACTACATTTGTAAGTTTACAATATAGAACAATAAATCCAACTGGTTCTTGGACAAACGCAACTGATACAGCAGGTAATACTATTCAATATAATCAACAGTTATCTGCTAGCAACGGTTTTCCTATGTCTGTTACTTATGATGTAGATGCTGTAGGTGAATATAGAATATTTAACAACAGAGTTGGCGGTGAACCTTGTGGTGGTGCTGGTGCAGCAAACTTTAAAGTAGTATTTGGAGATGCTACTTATGGTAATAGTAACTGTAGCGCTGGGCCATTGTAATAATTAATAAAAACAAGTAATACTAATAATATGCCTGTAACTCTAGAAATATCATATTTTAACTCATTTTATGTGAAGAAGTTGCAAAAATCAGATCCTGCTGATAGTTTAAATCAAGTAGGTGATGTTTGGAACGGTCCTGTTGCAGATCAAGATCAAGACTGGTACATTGAAGAGTCTAGAATTAGAGGCGGTTTTAATAACACTAGTGTAGACTTTGGTGTAAAAGCATATATAGTTGAAGAGCAAGATCAACAAACTAGAAGACAAAATTCTTTAATATATTCGGGTATATTTAATTCTAGAACAGGTATAAATCAAACTAATCAATTTAGTGTTGCTGAAGAAATAACAAGATCTGTAGATCCAATTGGTGGTTCAATACAAAAACTATTTGCTGAAGATACTAATTTAACTATATTTCAAGAGCGAAAAGTAAACGTTGCTTTAATAGATAAAGACGCTATATTTACTGCAGAAGGTGGTGCAATTTCTACAAATGCAAATATAGTAATAGGTCAAATAACTCCTATTTTAGGTAATTGGGGTATTAGTAAAAACCCTGAATCATTTGCTTACTATGGATATGATAAATATTTTACTGATAGATCTAGAAATGCTGTGTTAAAACTAGCTGGTAATCAAATTGAAGAAATATCTAGCACAGGTATGACTGACTTTTTTAGAGATCAATTATCGTCTATAGGTATATCATCAACAGGTAAAGCAGTTGGTGGATATGACATATATAACAATAACTATGTATTATCTTTACAAGGTACAAATTATAAGTTTAGTAATACTGATACGTCTGGTTATAAAACATTAGCATACGATTCTAAAATACAGGGTTGGACTAGTTTCTTTAAATATAAACCAGATCAAATATTTAGTTTACAAGGACAATATTATACTGCTTTTGGTTCTAAAATATATAAACACTATGTTAATGCTGATAGAAATAATTTCTATGGAACTAAAGAACCTTCTCAAATTAAGTTTATATTTAATCCTGAGCCACAAGTAATGAAAACATTTAAAACTGTTAACTACGAAGGTAGTAATGGTTGGGAGGCAACTTCTATTATATCTGAAAACACAGGCGCGACACCAACCGGTAGTAATCACGCTGATGTTGGTGCTAGAATATATAGTTATGATGAAGGTGCCTACATAGACAATAACATACAATATAGAGCTGGTTTTTATAGAAAACAAAATAATTATCAAGCTTCAATAATAAACAATACTTCAACTCCTATGGCGGGTGAAGTAGTATTTGGTAACTCAATGACAGGTATAAAAGCTTACTATGCTACTGTTACATTAAGTACTGATGCTACTACAGATAATGGTGGTTTAAAACAATTATTTGCCGTAGGTTCTGAATACATAACAATTAATACTCAATAATATGCCAGGTCCAGCTTTAATATCAGCAGGCGTTAGTGTCATTGGAGGGCTAATAGGTGGTGGAGCAGCTAAGCGTAGAGCTAGAGCAGCCGCTAGAAGAGCCAAAGCTTTACAAAGAAAACTAACAGATTTAGAAAACAATAGGCAAGCTATAATAAATCCTTTTGATCAGTCAACTAATTTAGCTAGTATGGCGCAAGATTTATCAGGACAATTAAGTAATCCTTATGCTAACTTAGGAGTAGCTACACAAGCTGCTGAAATGAAAGCAGAAGAAGCTGATATAGCATTGGCAAATACATTAGATACATTAAGAGCTACAGGTGCTGGTGCTGGTGGTGCGACTGCTTTAGCTCAAGCTGCTTTAAAATCTAAAAAAGAAGTAGCAGCGTCTATTGAAACTCAAGAAGCTGATAATGAAAAATTAAGAGCTCAAGGCGAACAGCAACTGCAACAAGCTAAAATGTCTGAGCAACAAAGAGTTCAACAATTAGCTATAAGTGAAACAGGTAGATTTCAAGATAACCAAGCTAGAGGTAGAGAGTTTGCGTTTAATGCTAGAGAGTCTAGAGAACAAGGTAAAATTAATAGAGTTGCTTCTCAACTACAAAACGCTCAGAATCAAATGGCACAAGCAAGAGCTGATAGATCCGGTGCTTTAACAGGTATGTTTAGTAGTTTAGCAAAAATAGGTATAGCTGAATTAGGTAAATAGTAATAATATGAGACTAGATAATAAATACGTAAATAAAATATTAAAAGAATATTCTCAAAGCGATGCTATTGGTTTTAAAATAGATGCTTTTAAGCAACCTATAAATGGTGGTAGTAATCAAAATACACCAGCAGTAGATGCTATGTATGAAGGTACTAGTCAAGAATATGCTGATTTAACACAAGCTTTAAAATCTGGTAAAATGTCAGGTCCAGAAGGTCAAGTAGCTCAAAATAGATTAAGAGCTTTAGATCAAGCGCCTGGTGTAACTAAAACGTTTTTAGAAAATTTATACTCTGTGTTTGATGGCACTGAAGAAAAATATTATGATCCTAATAATAATTATGAATGGGCTTTGTTAAATAAAATGTTTAAAGGAGCTCCAGGTTTTGGTGAAAATCAAGGTTATAGTATAGAAATGAAAATAAATGAAGATGGTTCTCAAGATTTAATAGCATTTGGTAAACCATTTGATGGTGGTGAATTTAAAGTAAACAGCTCTTCATTAAATGATATGTTAGAAGCAGGTATAGAGCCTGTATCAGTTACTCCTGATATACCTACAGATATGAAAGCAATAGCTGCAGGTGCAGGTTTATTTGATGATGAAATGATTGGTGATAAAGAATTAAAACCTAACGCTAAACTAGACATTGAAAAATATGCATTGAGAACACCAAGTGGTGAGTTTGATTTAGAAGAAGTTCAAATAAATGATAAACAAAAAAGAAAATTTCATAAATTTGATAAAGATAAAATATTACAAAAAGTTGATCCGTTTTTAAGAGCTGAAATAGCTGGTATAATGGAAAACGAAAGTAGCGCTGTTGCGGCATGGAATATGTTTATTGGTTCTAAAATAACAGGTGAAGACGATGCTCAAAGAGAAATAGATAAAACAGCTGGAGATAATAGTTGGTCTTACGATATTTTACCACTAGACGCTAAACATAAAAAAGATTTTTATGAAGGATATAAAGAATATTTCTTTGATAATTATTTAAAAGACTTTACTAAAAATATTGTTGTAGAGGGAGCTGAAGGAGCTATAACAACTATAACAGATAATAAAGTACAAACAACTACAGATCAATTACAAGAAATAAGTGCAGCACAAAAAAAAGGTAATTCAAAAGCTTTTGCTGAGTTAATGAAAAAAATAACTTCTTAATACATGAATCATAAACCAGTAACAGAGTTATTACAAGAAATAGAAGATTTATTTTTTAATAGCTCAATTAGTCAAAGTGAAGCTGTTCAAGCATTAGTAGCTTTACAACAAACATATCCTGAGGAGTTTGACTCAGAGGTATTGAGTTTGATTCAAAATATACCAGAAGGATCACTTAAAGGTGGTTTTGTTCGTAAAAAGAAACAAGGTGAAGGTAAAGTAATTGTAGGAGAAGTAGAACAAGGAGAATCACCAATACCTATAGGTGATACAGAAGTTGAAGATGTAGACATAAAAACTAGAACTTACGATGATTTACTTAGTGAGCAAGCTGAAGAAGCAGATCTTATAGCTATTGCTAATACTTTAAATCAAGAAGAAAAATTTGGTAATTTAACCGTTCAACCTCCAAATGATGACACGTCTTCAGCTGCTTATAAGCAATGGGCTAACTCTATAAGAACAGAATTAAAAAGATATAAAGATGCTCAACAAAGAGTTGAAGATTTAAAAGCAGACGATGGTTATTTAGAAGGATATAACTACGATGATAAAACACTAAAGATAATAGCTAAAAATAATCCTAAAGCATTTCAAAACTTAGGTTATAGCATTGATGGTTTAAAAAATTATTTAAAAGAGCAGACAGGTAAAGAATACGATCCTAATTCACAAAGTTTTTTTTACGGTGAATTAAGTAATCTGTTTGATTATATAAAACAAAATGATAAAGAAGGCGCTGATCCTTTTGCAATAGGCTTTACAAGTGTTTATCAAAGTAATGAAAGAGATGAAGATTATAGACTTAAAAAAGGATTAATACAACAACTGCTTCAAGATCCTAATTTAAGTGATGAAGATAAAGAGTATTTACAACAAACATTTAATCAATTAGATGAAAGCGAAGGTTTTTATGATGATTTAGACTATGAGCAAAGAGCCGCAGTAAGAGATAGAGCTGGTGATTTAGTTACTAATTTAAAAGCTAATTCAATGGATGCTGTTGCTAAACTTTTAAAAGCACCTACTTTTTTTAATAAAATGTCTATAATACAAACTGAAGAAGGTAAAGCTTTTATAGAAGCATTAGAAGCTGAAAATCTACCGCCTAATGAAGAAGCGGCTCGTATTAATGAGTATATGGCTGCTATGAATATACAAAGTGGATTTGGTGGTGGTGTCTTAGATGGTAAAATTGATTTTGGTATATTAAAAGATATACAATTAAATACATTTATGTACGAGCTAGCTGACGCTTTACAAGAAGATGCTGAGTTAATGAGAGAAGCTACTTTTCAATTTGAAACTGAAATTAATGATGATTTTTCAGAAGCGTTAAAAAATGGCGATGTTGCGGGGTTTGTAGATGCTATTAGTAGAACATCACAATCTGCTTTAGAAAGTATACCTAGTATTATACAAGCAATGTTACCTTATGTTGGTATACCATCAATATTTATAGGTGAAGCTGCTGGAACTGAAGATGAAGCTAATAAAGCCGCTTATGATGCTCTTAAAGAATTAACAAAGTTAGATCCTAAAAATGCAGCTCATATAGAGCGTATAGCTCAATTAAAAGGTATTATAGAAAGAGGTAATCTTGATAATGATCTTATAATACACAGTCTTGTTTCTGGTGGCGCTGAAGGTTTATTAGAAGTAGTTACTAAAAAAATTGGTGGTAAGATGTTTAGAAATCTTGCCGGTGTTCCTAAAGAGACTAGTGAAAAAGCTATAAAAGATATAGTTCTTAATATAATAAAAGATTCTGGCGGTGAAGGTTTATCAGAAGGTGCTACTGAATTTATTAAAACACTTTCATCTTATGCTGTCATGGGTGATGAAGAAGCTTTTATGGGTTTTTGGGGAAGATTTGTAGACGCGTATCTTATTGGTTCGTTTACAGGCGGAGGTATGACTACTATTGGTGATGGTAGCGCTGCTGTAAGAAATGTTATTGTTAACAACAAAATAAATAACGCAGTATCAAGCACTAATACAGGTGATGTAGCTAATTTATTTGATCCTAATATATCAGAAACTGATACAGAAGTAAGCGCTGATGATATAGTTGCTAATCAAATTGTTGTAAGTCAATTACCAGGTGCTAATCAAGCTATTGATAAGTCAGTAGATAATCAAGTTGAAGCTGGTAATATGACAACTGAAAAAGGTACTGAAATAAAAAACAATGTTAGAAATATACAAGGAGCTGTTAATGTATTAAAACCTTTAAGTTTAGACTCTGATCCTGAAGCAGTTAGATTAGCTATAGAGAGAAAAGGATTACAAAATAAAATAGATAATGCTAAACAAGCTGATATAACTCCTGATGAAGCAGATGTAAATAGAGTTAATGAAATAACTGAAAGATTAAGCGAGATGTCTAAATCTAAAAGAATAAAATCTCAAATAATTATTCCAGGTATTACTAATGCTCAAGATTTATTAGCAAAAGCTGCTGGTATTAAAAATATTGTAGATCCAAGTTTAGGTGTTACTTTACCAGTTGATAGTTTAAGTAAACCTAAAAAAGGGAAAGATGAAGATTTAGGTGACGGCATAAATGAAACTTTATTAGGAACTATTAAAGATCCAAACTCTAAAAAAGCTGATATTAATCAAGCAACTGACGCGTTAATAGAGAACAACAAAGCTCTTTATTACAATGCTGTAGGTTTTAACCCTGAAAGAGGCGATATATCTGGTAAAGCTGTTATGGATGCTATACGACCTAGATTAGGACCAATAATTAAAAACTTTGATCCTTCAAAAGGTGTTACATGGAGCACATATGTAACTGATTCACTAAATAAGAAAAGACAAGAAATATATAATGAAGCTGGTATTGGCCAACAAAATATTAGTTTAGATGCCGAAGGCGCTAGACAAGTAGCTGATACAACAACTGAGCAAGATACACAGCAAGATGTACCACAAAGATCTAAAGTATATCCTTCTCAGTTAGAAGCTGTAGCAAAAGTTCTTACACCTGAAGTAAGAGAAACACAAAACGCTAAAGTAAAAGACGAAATAATAAGATCAATTAATGATAAAGGTGTTAATCCTAAAACTGTAGCTACAGATCTTATAAGTAAAACTAGAGAAAAGGAAATTAGAAATGTTATCAAAGGAGCTGTAGGTAGGTTTGGTTCACCAGAGTATAATCAGTTTGTAGATGACGTTGTAAATCAAGACTTTATAAACTCACTGCCATTATCTACTATAAAAGGTAGATTTGGTAAATTATTTGGTATTGAAGAAATTAGCAGAACACCAACTAAAAATGTTAGAGAAGGTAAAAAAGATTCTAATTTTAAAAAGCAAGTATTTAGAATACCTAAAACAACACCTGAAACTATACAAAAAATAAAAGATTATTTTAAAGCTAATGAAAAGAGATCACAGTCTTTATTTAGTTTGTTGGCTGAAGGCGCAATAGTAGAAGAAGTACAGACTATGCGAGGTGATACTGAGTTTATGAATAAATTAAACGATGTATTAGAATTAAAAGGATCTGATATAAATGCTGAACAGTTTATGGATCAGTTACAAAAAGATGCTGATCAACGAACTAAAGAAGATACTTCATTAGATGTGGTTGAAGACGTGTTAGATAGTATGATACAAGGTGTTGATTCATATATAGATAGTATGAAAGGAACACTTAGTGCTAATCCTATTACTCCTGCTGCTAGAGCAGTTAAAGCTGGACTAAAAGTTTTTAAAACTGTTTATCAAAAAACTAAATCTATAGCTAAAGCTATTAACGCCGCTGTTAACGAAATATATACTAAATTAAAAGGCGAAGTTTCTAAAGCAGATATAAAAAGCACGCTTGAAAGCGAGATAACTCAAGAAAATGTAGATAATAATAGTGTAGATATTGATTCTATAATTGATAAATTCGCAGAAAAATTAGGAGTTAATAGAGGCATTGCTTATGAAAACGCTGTTTATGACGCTGCTAGAAAAGTAAAAAACGCTTTATTTAAAGTAATAGGTGTACAAACTGAAAGAGAAGGCGCTGCGGATTTTAGGTCTGAAATTGCTGGTAATGATTTTATAGTAGAACTAAAATTAGATCCAGCTAAGCTAGGTAGCGTTAAATTTAATATTAATTCTGATGGTAGTATTACGCTTGCTAAAGACAATGTTAAATCAAAAGAAGCTTCAAAAATAGCATCAGAAAAAGCAGGTAAAAATGTAAAAGTTGTAATAGAAAAAGACTATACATTTAAAGATGATTTGCAAAAAGCTGTTGCTAAAAACAAAAAGAATATAAAAAGATTTAGAGATAGAGCTGAAGAACTTGGTCAAGACATGAAAGATTTTGACGAAGGAATTATAAATAAAGATATATATAATCAGTTAAAAAAAGAAGGTTTATTAAATGATGCTAGATCAACAATAACTATGCCTGTTGATATGGTTACAGAAATATATCAAAAGAAACAACCAAAACCTACTGATTATATAAATGTAAAAGGTAAAGGATTATTTTCTTTTAATAATACTTTAGATTTACCAATAGATCCAGTAACAGGTACAGTAGAGGTTAATGTTGGTTATACAACTTCAGGTACAATATATAACACAGTAGATGGTAAAAAAGTTGATACTGGTAATAGAAGATTTTTCTTTAGAGCAGAACCTTTTAAATTTAATGATTTAGGTAAATCTAAACATAATATAGATACAGAAGCTGGTATAAATAAATTATTAAATACACCTTCAGTACAAATTTTAGCTGATGCTCAAAAGGCGAAAAGCAAAATAGCTAACACAGCTTCTGAAATAGTTAGTGATAAAGACTCTACACGTAAAGTAAAAGATGTATTAGATAAATCACAGGAAGCTAGATTTAAAGCTCAAGAAGTAAATAAAGAAACTAAAGGTTTAAGTGCTTTTGATTTTGATGATACATTAGCATTGACAAAAGAAAAAGTATTATACACTATGCCTGATGGTACAACAGGATCATTAACGGCTAGTGAGTTTGCAGTTCAAGCAGAACAATTAACTGCAGAAGGCGCTGAGTTTGATTTTAGTAATTTTGAAAACGTAGATATATCAACACTTGAAGGTCCTATGGTAGGTGAAGCTAAGAAAAAACAAAAGAAGTTTGGACCAAAAGACATATTTGTAGTTACTGCTCGGCCAGATGCTTCTGTAGATGCTATACATACTTTTTTAACTAGTATAGGTTTAAACATACCTAAAGAGAATATTACAGGATTAGGTAATGGTGATCCGCAAGCAAAAGCTGATTGGTTTTTAGGTAAAGCAGCTGAAGGTTATAATGATTTTTATTTTTCTGATGATTCATTATTAAATGTTCAACAAGTTAAAAACGTATTAGATCAAATAGATGTTAAGTCAGAGGTGCAACAAGCTATTGCTAATAAAAAACAAACGCTAGACGATCAGTTTAATAAACAAGTAGAAGAAGTTTCAGGTATAAAAGCAGGTGAAACTGTTAGTGATGCTAGAGCTTTGTTAGAAGGTAAGAAAAAAGATGGTGGCTTGTTTAAAAGATTTATGAATCAATTTACTATAACGTATTCAGCAGAAGACTTTTTAGGTTTATTATATAATTTAGCAGGCAAAGGAGCTCAAGGTAATAGACATTTAAAATTTATAAAAGATAATTTAATTGATCCTTATAATAAAGCAGAACAATCTTTAATTTCTGCTAAGATGACTGTTGCAGCTGATTTAGCCGCTATTAAAAAAGCTTTTCCAACTTTAAAAGCTAAAAGAAATATAATAGGTATAAGAAGAAATCCTTTAAACCTTGAAATAGGTGTAGGTCCTTATACAAAATCTCATGCGGTTAGAGTTTGGATGTGGAACAAACAAGGCATGGATATACCCGGAATAAGCAAAGCAGATGTAAACGCTTTAGTTGCGGCAGTTGAAGGTGATTTAGAACTTTTACCTTTTGCTGAAAATGTTTTGCTAATACAAAAAGACGGTACATATCCAGCGCCTGGTAATTATTGGGCTGGTGGAACTATTGCTTCAGATATAATAAGAGGTTTAGATACTACATATAGAGGAAAACTATTAACAGAGTGGAAACAAAATGTAGATATAGTGTTTTCAGATAAAAACATGAACAAGCTTGAATCTATATTTGGTAGTAAATATGTTGAAGCTTTACGTGATTCTATAAGTAGAATGAAGCGTGGTAGCAATAGACCTATATTTATAGGTAGTGGTGCTAGACAAGTTAATACTATGTTAGACTGGTTAAATGCATCTGTTGGTAATGTTATGTTCTTAAACATGCGATCTGGTTTGTTACAGCTTATATCTAATGTAAATTTTATAAATTGGGGTGATAATAATATATATAACGCTTCCAAAGCTTTTGCTAGTAAAGAATACGTGCCAACTGTTATGAAGTTAATGAACTCTGATTATCTTGTTAATAGAAGAGATGGTTTGAAAATAAATGTTAACGAAGCTGAATTAACAGAAGCAGCAACTAAAGGTGGTGTACAAGGTATGATTAGCTATTTGCTTGATAAAGGTTTTGTTATAACTAGAATAATGGACAGTTTAGCAATAGCAACAGGTGGCGCTACGTTTTTTATTAATAGAAAAAATACTTTACTTAATAGAACCAATGAAGCTACAGGTAAAAAATATACTGATGCTGAAGCAGAACAACAAGCGTTTGATGATTTTTATGCCATAGCTGAAGAAACTCAACAGTCTAGTAATCCAAGTAAAATATCAACTCAACAAGCTAGTTATTTTGGTCGTGTATTTTTAGCGTTTCAAAATGTAACAATGCAGTATAATAGAAAAACTAAAAAGTCTATACGTGATCTATATAACAGGCGTCAAAAACCTGGTATGACGCAGCGTGAAAGTGATCTTAGTAATATGTCTAGTATTTTATATTATGTTGGTGTTCAAAACTTAATATTTAATGGTTTGCAACAAGCTTTATTTGCTACAGCTTTTGATGATGAAGAGGAAGAAGCTAAAGATGAAGAAAGAACTAAATCAGAAAGAACAGCCAGAATAGCTAACGGTATGTTAGACTCTTTACTAAACGGTCTAGGATTTGGTGGCGCTATAATTTCAACAGCTAAAAATGTAGGATTAAGAGTATTAGATGAAAGCCAAAGGAAAAGCCCTAAATACATAGATGCTGTAGATGAAATTTTTAATGTGTCTCCAGTTATAGACGCTAAAGTTAGAAAATTAAAATCAGCTGCTAAAACTTTTGAGTGGAATATGAAAGAGATTAAAAAGAAAGGATGGGATTTAGAAAACCCAGCTTATTTAGCAGTATCTCAAATAGTATCAGCTTTTACTAACGTTCCTGTAGATAGAGCATTAAGAAAAATGATGAACATAGCTCAAGCTTTTGATGAAGAAACTAAGACTTGGCAAAGAATAGCTCTTATCATGGGTTGGAGCGGTTGGAATTTAAACTTACCATATTGGGGACTAGAAAGTACGATTAAACAAGAAGAAGAAAAAGAAGAAAAATTAAAAGAAAAGTTTAAATCTGACGTACAAAAGGCGAAGAAAAATGGTTTTACCAAAAGAGTACCATTTACAGGTAAAAATTCTTGGCAAGAAGGTATACCAAAAGGATTAAAAGAAGGTGAAGATTATATAGGTATAAAAAGATACGACGGAATTATACAATACTATAAAAAACCATAATCATGAAAGATAAAATTATAAAACTAATAGATAAAATTCAACAAGCTTGGAATAGCTTACTATATAAATTAATGTTTAAAAAATATAAATAAAATGAAAAAATACACTTTAATCTTATTATTATTATTTTGTGTAAATATATTTTCTCAAGAAAAAAAGAAATGTATTACTATCAAAGAAGAAAAATTACCTAACTATAAAGTTAAAGTAATTAAAACTAACCACTGTGTAGAACCTAAAGAGATAACTATTTCTACTTATATTGTTACAGAGTGGGAGAAGAAAAAAAGAAAAAAAAGAA